ATGATCGCCTGTTCCAGCTCGGCAAAGGTGCTGGCGTCGAGGGAACGGGTCAGTGCTGTGGAGGCGCCGTTCCAGACGTAGATGCCGTTTTGGCTTTGTGTGGATTGGTTGCGTACCAGCACCCGGTCTTGGGATGCCATGGTGACACCATCAATCGTGGCGCCAGGGCTGGTCAGGTTGATGCTGCTTTGGGTGCCGACGCGGGCGCTGTCTTTCCAAGCCAGGCCCTCAACCGCAGAGTCCACGTAGGACTTGGGTACGGCGTCGCCTGCTGCACTGGGCGTGGGGAGATTGATGACCTTCGACGTGCTCTGCAGGTCGAGGTCGGTAAAAAACTTGCGAGCCATATCAGATCAGGCGAGCTAGGCCAGCGGACGCTGGATTTAGTGTAACAACGGTCTGGTTGACAGACGGGTGTGCCACTTCGCCATCGATTTCTTGGCTGCCAGCATCAAGCAGCTCCACCGATGGCCTGTAACCGAGATTGTGGTTAATTGTCCATACCGTTGCAGGTGCTGCTTGTAGATATTCAAAAGCCGCACCGCCTGCCGGACCCTGCGGGCCAACAGTGACGGCGGTGACCGTGGACGTTACAGGAACAGTTACAACGGTGCTGCTGCCGTTTTCGGTGACGGTGACGGTATTGGTTACGGCACTGACGTTTACGGTCGTCATGCTGTGTAGCCCTCGGACACGTAAATGGTGCCTTGGAGGTAATACTCTTTCAGGCCGGAGGGGTTGGTGAGCAGAACGTCGTAGTACGCCTCACTAGGGAAGCTGGCCGTCTGATCGTCGGTCAACGCGATGGCGACGGTGCCGGTGGAGCGGTTGGTGTAGGTGACCGCGAAGTCGGCGTATTTGCTGGTGCGGGCTTGGTTCCAAGCTTGGGCGGCGACGGTCCAGCCGGTCAGGATGATTGGCTCGTTGGTACTGTCTCTGAACTGCAGCGTCACGCTGTAGTCCGCCCGGCGCTGCAGGCTGATGTTGTAGGTGCCGGGCGAGATAGCCATGCTGCGATTTTAGCGGCGTCGGTCACAGAGGTTTTTACGCCCACTTCACCGGGGCCGGCTGCGGGCGCCGTGGCCGATGCTGGTGGTTTTGGGCACCGGCTCTTTGCGGATGGTGCCGGAAAGGCCGGCTTTTGCTTTGGCTGCCAAGGTTGATTAGCTCAGACGATAGGTAACAAAGGTGTTGGCCGCTGTACGTCGTGAGGAAAAGCGACCGGAGGTGCCTGTAGCAATCGAACCAGAACCCACGAGGGTGTGAGCAGTACCTGCCAAAACACGTACCAAACTAGGTCCTGTGTTGATGACACTCCACTGAAAAGCCATGTTGGTGTAGGGACTACTGAATCCAGCCTCTGTAAAGGCACCGGTGGGTAGCGTCATGTCGGTTGCAGCCGCTGACGTGCTAGTGATGATGCCTGCCTTGAGATTGGCTACTGTAAGTGTTGCTGTGGCATTGACTGCCGCTGGTGTGCTTTGGTTATAGGCCAAAACTTGATCGCCTGTAATCCGTAATCCTTCGGAACCAAAGGTAACAATGGCGAACTGATCAAAAGTTGGCTGATATATTCCCGTACTTGCACCAAAACCGTCAAAAGCAATGCCGGGAGCCCCAAGTGTGCCAGCTGGTACAGCTTTTAATAGGGTGCTGATACTGACTTTTTTTGTTGTATTGGTTGTAATGTCTACAATGGGTAATACATCGGTACTGAGCGGATCGGCATAAGCGCTCAGGTCAGTAATTTTAGTGTTGGCCATGGTGTTGCTCCAGTGGAATTAGTTTGATGGGCGTTTATGTCTTAATGCACCCCAGCAGGGCGATGTTGCGAGGCCGGGTTTCGGTGCCGCCCGCTAAGTCAGTGCTTTGGTAAGCAGGGGAACTGCCAGCTCCACCAGAACCGCTGCGCAGCGATCCACTTTCGCCAGCATTAAAACCACTTAAAACAGCGCCAGATGATATGGGGTGATTGTGACTTTGATAGGACTGCGCCTGTGTGCTGCCCATCGTGCGGCCGGTGTCTACACCGCGTCCGTCGTCAAAACCGCGGACAAACTCACCGCGCAGGTCGGGAAGGTTGAACGTGGTGCTTCCATCGCCTATGCCATAGAGCGTACCGATGGCTGCAAACAATGTGGCGTAGGTGGTGCGGCTGATTGCTGCGCCGTTGGCCTTTAGATAGCCGGTTGGTGCGGTGGTGCGAGCTGTGTAAATAACCGTACCAGGCGGCGTCAGATCGGTTGCTGCTGGGATTCCGGCAATTTGCGTGTCCACATAGCCCTTGGTGGCGGCCATGTTGGTGGTGGTTGGGACACCAGGCAGCGTCAGGTTGCCGGTTAGCGTGCCACCGCTAAGGGCGAGGTAAGTGCTCGCGGCGGTAACGATCCGCAGGTAGCGGGCGTCGCCGGCAGTCTGGGTGATGCCCTGTGGATCGACACGCACCCAGTTGCTGCCGTCCCACATCTTTAGTTGATCAGGCGTCTGGCTGGTGTCCTGCCAGAGTTGGCCCAGTTGTGGCGTTGACGGTCCCGTTGCTGCGGGACTGGTGATGATCGAGCTACCGGGAAGGAAGCTAATGATTGTCCAAGTGGCGCCGTTCCAAGTCTTGAGCACCGGCGGGTCGGTGCTGGTGTCCACCCATAGTTGACCGGTGACCGGTGTCCCAGGTTGCGCGGGGCCGGTGGAGTTGCCCTGCAGTCCAAGGGCAATGCTGAGGATGGCTGCGGTAATCTTGCGGGTTTCGCTGCCGCTGACCGAGCTGAATGGGAAGACATCAGCCGAGGCAACCGCTGTCCCGACCGGCAACTGCGAAATCCGTAGACCGGCCATGTCAGTAACCCACCACGGTGATGTCGATTAAGCCCGCCACTGCTGTCCCGGAACTGTTGACACACTTGACTGTAACGCTGCTAGTTGTCTTGGCTAGGACAATTGCGTTGATCGCACCGGTTCCGGTGTCCTGCAGTGTGACCTGTACCGACTTGACGGTACGGAAGGTTTTGAGCAGCGGAATGGCAGTGCCGCTACCGCTACTGCTGATGCTCACGTCGTCTTGTGACTCGATTACGTCCGGGTAATCCAACTCAAAACAAATGCTGGTAAGAGCGCCAGGGTTAATACCGTCATTGCTGCGAATTAAAGTTTGTACTTGGTAAACGTCTTCAATGAGTTTTTCGTAAGGCGCATAGGGGTGCAGGATTCCTGAGGATTCACCGGACAGCACGCCAGTGCTATACGTGCGCTGCTCTGCAAAGATCTGATCATCGTTTTCCTGAAAAATGTCGTTGCCGTTTTCTTGAAAAATTACGGTATCTGCGCCGGTTAAAGCTCCGATATTATGTTGGTAAGTTGCATCCGCAACGGTGGTGATAAGTATGGCGCTTTCAAGGAAGTTGTTGTCAAAATTCCAAATGTAGTAACTGTCGAGGTCGGGGTTTACCTGCTGGAATAATGCGGTCCCACTGTTGCCTGTAATGTAACTTCCATCTTGAGTGGTCAAGTAAAGATCGTCTTGAGTGACCAGATTGCGAGTATTGCTGATTTCAAGATTGATGTATGTACCAGGCCACGTTGTGGTGTTGAGGCACTCGTCGTAAACGGCATTGCTGATAACAGGTGCGCCGATGTTGACAAGGATTGCTGCGGGGGCATCGCTGCGCCATTGCGTGGCGTCAACCGACTTGACCATCACGGTCCATTCGTCGGTGTCGAACAGCGAGGTCTCGAACCACTGCTGTTGGGCGGAGACGCCACCGGAATACAGCGGAATGCCGAGATCCCACGTTTCTGACGGGTTGTTATTGACGAGGCCGCCTTGTTTGTAGCGGATTTCGTAGGACACCACGTCGGACACCACGCCTTGGTCCCACGAGCCGTAGTTCGACAGGGGCAGTTGCCAGCTGAAACGCTTCTGGCCGCTGTTTGTGTTTTCGACGACGGTGAACAGGTTGGGCGTGGGCGGAACGATCTCGTTGCGCTCCACCGTGTCGTAGATGTAGTCGCTGGGTGCTTCGCCGAAGATGGCACTGGTGAAGGCGACGCGAATCTCCCAGTCGCCGGGCGCGTGAAAGGCGATGGTGTAGTAACCAGTGAGCGGGATATTGCTGAGGAAGTACCAGCCGTCAGCTTCGGGAGGTTTGACGCCAGGGATGACGGTGGGGACGTTGGTGGGAAATGCCCAGATGCGATAGCCGTTAACGCGCTCGGGTACTGGGCAGATGCCCGCGTCCACGATCAGCAGCTGGGTACCGTCGGGTTGGTTTTGGTGGCGGATGACGGCGTTGAACGCTGGGTCGCTGAGATCCGGGATGGCCTCGAATGCGGCCACACTGCTGACAACCCAGTCGCTTTGCCTGCCAAGGCGGTCAGTTGTGGCGACCCGTACTTGGTAGGTGTTACCGAAGACGTGATCAGGAAGCGAAATTGCCGCGCTGGGGGTGCTAGTGGTGTAAATGTCGCTCCACTCGGTAGCGCCAACATTGCGCCACTGGTAGGAGTAGGAGCGCACAAGCAAGCTATCGGCGCCGTCGGTCTGAGGAGAGCGCCAAGTGGCGTCGATCTGGGTGCGGTTGTTGCGGAAGACCAGACCGGCGGTGAGGTTCGTGACCGACTGTGCTGGCTGCAACGTGAAGCGGTCCTTGGGGATCGCCACCGGCAGGTCGTTGTCGATGTAGCCGTATTTTGAGGCGTTGTATTGGACGGCCTCGACTTGATAGACCAGTGGATCCACTTCTGCCAAGGAAATGACGCGATAAAGCGCAGCGTTCATCGCGTTCCACTCGAGCACCCATAAGGCGCCTGTTTGACTGGTGATAACGCTGTCGCAAGTAACGGTTGTGTTTCCGCTAGCGGCTGTCGAATAGGAGAGGACGTTGACCTCTTGTAGTTTTGGGTGATTAGTAATACTGCCGTCTGGATTGGTAATCGTGTCCCCGTCAGGAATTACCAGCGCCAGCGTGTAGGCAATTGCCGGGTTGAGATTGAGAACTGCATCAAGCGTGATGACGTTGCCGGTAAGTGCAGTAACCCGGCCGCCGAGGCGTTGGCCTTGTTTGAGGGGGTCCGCGATTTGGATGATTTCACCGACGCTGGCGGCAAGACCTTCGGCGCCAATGCGGAAGCTGACTTTTTCGGTCTCGTAGCGGTTGGAAAACAGTGTGTGCTTGGCGGCCCGCAGTGCTTGGCCGCGGGAGGTGACGCCCAGCAACCGCAGATCGATGGGGTTGTAGCCGAAGCGCTCGAGGAGCGTGTCGTCTTGGAGGTACTCGCTGACGCTGGAGTACACCTGATTGGGGTCGTCCCAGTTCGCCAGTACGACGGTCTTGCGGGCTGTCTTGGCGGTGCCGGTGTAGTTGAAGCAGGGAGAAGTAACTTGACCGGAGTCGTCCACCTCTTGGATAACGTTGGCCTCACTGAATTGCTGGACGACATTTTGAGGTCGGTCCTGCGTCAAAAAGAGCTTGCCTTGGCTGTAGTAAACCAGGCCGCGGAAGCAGGAGGCTAAGGCATTGAGGACTTCGTAGACACTGCCGGGGCTTTGTAGGTAGACATTGCAGGTGAAGCGGGGCTCAAAGCCGCCCGCACCGTCGGGCACCAGTTCATCGCAATACTGTGAAATGGTGTACAGATACCAGGGGTCTATTGAAATGGTGGGGACGTAGCGGGCCACGCCGAAGCGTGCGTTAAGTACGATGTCGCGGAAAATCCACGCGGGGTTGTCGGTCCACGCGGTGGTAAAGGTGCCATCCCAGAAACCGGTGTAGGCGCGAGTGACTGGGTTGTAGTTGGTGGGGACTTGGACCCGCTTGCCACGGAGGCGCACGGATACGTCAGGAATGCTTGTGAACTGGCGAGCGTCGATCTTGACGCCCAAGACAGCTGTTGCGGGGTACGCAAACTTTTCGTCGATGATTTCGGCGTAACTCTGCCAAGTGATGCCGTTCTGCAGGTAGGGCGTGGTGCTGTCGGCTGTTAGGCGGGTGACGCGGACGCTCCAGGGGCCAGTGCCAGTTAGATCGAACTCATAGGCGCGTTGGAATTGGCTGTTGGATTTGCCACTGATAGTGGGCTCGGCCACCGTGACGTAGGGGCCGCTGTTGGCGGATACGGCAATTCGGTAGCTGACGCTGGTGCCAGTGACATCACCGTTTGTTTGGTTACTTGACTGCAGGGCGGGGTGGCTGATGATGACGCGGCAACGCTCCACATCAACGTCAGTGATTGTGCGGGTGACTGGCCCAACGGCTTGGGTTACAGCAACACCTACGCCAACGGAATTTTCGACAGTGCTGAACCCCGGCATGGGGGTTTGGGTTTCGTCGGTGCCGGTGCGGCTGTCGAGGGTGTAGCCGGTGAAGTTGTAGGTGCCATCCGGGTTCTGGATTGGCGTGGAATCCAGGAAGATGTCCTTTTCGGCGCTGTTGGGGAAGCCTTCGATTTCGCCTTCGCTGATGGCGTAGACGGTCTTGGCAAACGCAACAGAGAAAAGGTTGTTGGCCTCTTCGATTGGCTGGCGCGATTGCGCCGTAACCGTGACGTATTGATTGACGACCGGTTCTTGTCTACGGCCGCCGCCTTCGCCGCTGATCTCAGGCACGTTCAGGGTGTTATCAACGGGGGTGTCCATCACAATGAGTTCTGCAGTTCGAGGCCAAAGGACAGGACGGGTAATGCACCGACAATGCGTTCGCCGTAGAGCACCGGCACCACGTCGCCCTGAATGGTGTTGGCGTTGCTTTTATCGAAGGTGAAGCTTTTGAGTTGATCGGTGCTGCGGCCTTCGGTGGGACCTCCACCAACGGCACCACCAACCGTGGGCATTTTGGGCGTGGGCGTGAGCATTTCGGCTACGCCGCCGAAGATGAAGGAAAGGCCAACGCTGCCTATGGCAAGAGATAGGGCACTGAATTTAGTGCCAAAGATCGTGGCTGCTACGCCACCGCCAATACCGGGCAGCAGGATGGCGACAGCTACTAAGGCAACGCCAGCCAAGATTTTGCCCGCTCCGCCACGGCCTGCAGGCAACGGCGCCAGCACCATGCGCTTGCTCATGGGCCAGAGCATTTGGTCTTCGTCGAGCCCCATTGGGTCTTCTGTGACGACGCGCCAGTTAATCCCGTTCTCGCCTGATTCCAGCAGATACTGGCGCAGCTCAGGCAGCTGAACGCAGAGGGCGCGAAGGGCTTCGGCGGGGGTTTTGACGGCCAGCTGGAAGCGTCGGCCGAAGCGCCTGCCTGCTTCACCCAATAGGCGGATCGTGACCATCAGGCGCTTCTCCGTACCACCATGTAGGTATTCTCGCGGAAATAACCGCTGTAGGCACTGAGGCCAGAGAAGCGGTCCACAAGGTGTTGGTACAGCATATTCGCGGCCGGGTCTTCCATTACTGCGACGTGGTTACAGGTCACATCGTTGCGGATGCGGAACAGGATCACGTCTCCGCGTTGCAGTGTTTCCGTTGGTGGGATCCGGGTGAAGCCTTCGGCGGCGAAGTTGTCCTCGAAATGGGTAAAGCCGCGGGTGGCCCATTCGCCTTCGTAGTCGCGCGGGTAATCACCGAGGGTGATGCCGAGCTGTTGATGGAACCAGTCGCGTACCGCGGCGTAGCAGTCGTAGACGCCGTAGTTCCAGGGGCGGCCCACGAGGCCGGCGTCTTGGCGTGGGTCAAGCCAGAGGCACTGCGAACTGCCACAGTCCCAGACGACGTAAGGCAGGTTGAGCGTTTTGCAGGCTCGGATGTCGGCGGGGCTGAATCGGGCGTAGTTGGCGTGGCTGTGCCAGCTGGCGATGGCGTCGTCGAGGTACTGCGCAGTTTCCGCAGCGCTGATGATGAAGGTGTCGGGCTGGGTGGAGGTGTTGGCGCACTGGACCACGCTGCCGTCGCTGAGGATGAAACCGCACGCCTCTTGGGGGTATGTCGTTTCTGCATAAGCGCGGATTGCCTGTTGTTGCGCGGGGCTTAGGGGGCTGGCGTAGTTGCTGAGTGTCATTAGCCCTGAGAATCGACGAGGCCGGGGAAGCCACCAAAGGGCAGGCGGCTGGTGGCGCCAAAGCGCAGTTGGCAGCTACTGAGGCGTTTGCCGCAGGCGTCTTGGGCCAGGGTGGCTACGACGTTGTCGCTGGCATCCCAGTAGTTGCTACCGGAGTAGTGGCAGCCGATCTCGCTGCGGTAAATCCACTGGCATTGCTCGCGCAGCAGGCGGCGGCCGGGGAGGCTGCGTCCCTCGAGATCGAAGGGAACCGCGAGCTGGAAGGTGACCGCAAGCTTGGTTTCGCTGGATTTCTGCTCGACAACCCAAGAGTCGGGGCCCCAGAAGGCGTCGGGGTCTGCGGCGGGTTGGCCGTCGAGGTAGGTGGTAAGGGTGCGGATCCGGCTAACGCTGGCGCCAACGAGGTCGTCGTAGGTGTTGGTGAGTTCTGTGATACCGAGGCCGACGTTGGCGAACGTGATGCTGGGTCGCTCCAGCTGGCCGCTGGTGTTTAGCTCGAAGCCGCTGGCCTGCAGTGGGAGGGCGGTGTAGGTGTCACCTTGGTAGATAACGTCGGTGCCGCCGACCTGCGTCCAGTTGCAGAAGCGGTAGATCGCCTGATCGGTGCTGCCGGGCGGCAGCAGGATCGTGATGTCCAGCGTGAAGAGGTCAACGACCTCGGAAAGCTGGGTCTTGAAGGTTTGGGCGTTCGGGGGTTGCTGGGTCATGTGTACACACGTTCCAGTTCAAAATTGACGCCGTAAATGTCGGGGCCAATGTGGCTGATCTCCCAGCCATCACGGACGACGTACTGCTTTGCGGCAAGCCCAAGCGTGATCGTCACGGACTGTGAGTTCGGGATGTTGACGGATGTGAGTATGCCTGATGCAAAGTTTGCTGTGTAATTGGTTGGACGTGTATAGCCCGCTAGGGTCAGCGTGCTGATGTTTGTGTATCCAAGTCTCAGCTGACCAGCCGTGAACTGCCCGTAGAAGGTCTTGGTGGCATCAGGATCTGTCCACAAGAAGGAGGTCCCACGCTTGCGAAGGAAGAACGCCTCTAAGCCCCAGGTGTCTGAGCCGGCCATGGGGGGCGTGCGGCACTGCCACACTTCGCTCTCGGTATTGAGGCCGTCCGTGATGATTTGGCTGTAACCATCCCCAAACTGCACCCGCTGACTGCGGGTATTGCGTTTGACGGTGGCGTCGAAGGTTAGGCGCAGGTCGTCAATGTCGAGGAAACCAAGTGCGTTCATCGCAGCATCCCTCCGCTACGCCGTTCATTCATCAGCGTCCCCATCACAATACCTTGGACTTGACGAGCGATTTGTTTCTGGGCTTCCGCACCGAGGCTTTCGCCGGTATTTTGTACGGTGATATTGATGCCACCATTAACGACGGTTTTGTCGCTACCCATCGCATGATTGGGGACGATAGAACCGCTAGATCCGGGGACGAAGAGCTCGGGGCCACGTTCGCCAACGATGTAGGGGGTGCGGGCGGAGACGGGACCGCCGGCTGCGCGGAACCCACCGAAGTCACTCATAGTGAACGAGGCTCCGGTTCCGTACTCTGCGGCGCCTGCGTTCAGGTTCGCAACCGATTGGGCACCGGAGCTACTGCCACCTCCCATAAAGATAC